GCCTAACATATTCCGTCCTCGGATTCACCAACAGTGCCTCTGATATCGTTCTCTCTATCGCGGACTCAACTGCCTTTTCACTGTCCTCTGCAAGAGCCTCATCCAACTCAGTACCAATTTCGTCCGGATAAGCTGCGCAGGCATAGCGCTGTGTAAGAGCCATTTTGCAACACCACACTTTATACCCTTCCACACCATCGCACTGATCCATCTGTCCTTTACCGTTGAGGACAAAATCCTGTTTCTCAACATCCCACGCAACCGTATAATGGTAATCCCGATCTAATCGTTCTCCGTCATCGATAAATTCGGGGGATTCTTCTACCGGAAATAGTGTATTCTCTTCGTCCATGCTTCCACCTCCACTAATTGATCACATCGATGACTACTGCCTCATTCTGTACCCATGCCACAAGTACATGATTTCCAGGAGATAATCCTGGAACCGATATAGAATGCGAATGCGAACCATCGCCATATTCATGCCCGCCATGGTTTCCTCCCGAAGTTCCTAGTGATATGCCCGTCACATGCCGGCACACTGTATAATCTCCCCTTGGGATTTTTACCGGAAAGGTATTCGTAATCAGCCCATAGTCAGACTCTATCTTCCCAAAATCAAGGACAAGAGGAAAGTCCGACATGCTTTTCATCCTTTTATGAAGCGTCCTTGCCAGTTTGTTTGCTCCAGCATGCCCATCAAACGCCATTGTCATCCCTCCTTAATCAAATGTACCATCGTCTACCCATCCATATACATTGCTTGAGCTATCCACATGTATCAGGTGCCACGGATGGATCTTTCCCGATCCATTCTTAATGGTTATTTTTGCCCGTCCGGCTCTTGCGTTATATCCGCGGGATCCCGCATAAGAACTGACGTAATGCGTTCCACCGTGGAAATTCACAATATCGCCCACGTTGTAAGACTTTTTCTGTACCGTCTGTTGCGCTTTCTTCTCGTATTCTTTGAATGGCACATGAAGATCCAATGTCATGCTGTGGCTATCCACATCATGTCTTATGCCGATAACATAGTAGTATGCATTCATAGTTCCAACCGTTACGTGAACCAGATCTCCTTTCCGTACCCATGGTATATCGGGCGCCTTTACGGTCATCTCCTCCTGCACTTCTCCTTCTTCATCGAGAATTGTCTGTGCCGATGTCTTTGCATCCTCTAAACTTTCATCTGTTCCTCTGCGAACAATTTTCTGCCGTACGCCATATTTTGTGCTGCCGTTCAGCACAGCTTCCACCGAGCTTTTACCGTCATCATCTTCCTGACCTATCACTTTCACCCGGGTAATCATGCCTGCAGTGCTTCTTTTGTGTGTGGCATTGATCACATTCTCGGCTGCGAAGTGATATACCGTCTTATTATTCGCATACGGAACCACATACGCTTTTCCTTTTCTGTCCTGCACGACGCATTTCACGCCGCCTTTTTTGTAGGCATCGTCCAGTATTTCTGCAATTACATTCGCAAGATCCTGTGACTTAAAAGTCAACTTTGCGTGTGTTTCATTCGGTCCTTCATACGAACCGAGTGGAATTTCCCAGTCATCAAAAATCTTCGTTACAGCAGACTTTGTACCGGTACCCGCGGGATAGTAAATGTTGTCCTGACTTTCTTGCAGATTATACAAATTATCGTAGCATTTACCATCAAACTTATATGCGTCTGAAGAATATGCTGGTTTCCAGTCTATAATGTTTCCTCTGGCCACCTCTTCATCCGCAACCCCATCAGAGGCGAATATCCCCACTAAACATCCAAGTTTCGCTATATCCGAGAACACCTCTTTTGACGACTTTTCATTTTTAGTTGTAAATGAAATTCGGGTGGAGAGTTCGTCTTCACCTTGCTCCCACCCGAGATTTTCCACATAATCTTTTATATTGTACTGATTTCCCTTTTCGTCCATAATGACAAATCGGTATTGGATTTTCGACAAATCAATCAAGTGTCCGCCTCCTTTCTAGTTCGGGATAACCAAGACAGTTCCAGGGTAAATCCAGTGTCCATTGTCACTGCTCGATCTCCCGTATCTTCTGGCGGTGGACTCAATGGTCGATTCGTTTGCACTGTATATCTTTGTCCAGTTCGATCCAGAACCACCGTAAAATTTTCGGGCAATGGCCCACAGCGTATCGCCCGACCGTATAGTGTAGCTTCCTTTATTCGACGGAGAGGCTGCCGCTGGTCTCGTTATTGTCTTCTTTACGAACTTTACGATTTTCAACTCGTCTGTCGTATAAACTTTCAGCGATCGATACTGTACGA